ATACGAGGCCGAGCCGTAGCACGCCACGCTGTTTCAGCTGATCGGAAGGTGAACAACTAATGGCCGGATTCTTAGAAAATTACGAAGGCAACAAAGAGCGCACAGATCGTTGGATTGCTACATTTCCACAAGGTCGGCTTGAGGCTCATATTGTTGAATTTAATGCCGACAAAGGCTTTGTGCTTGTACAAGCCAAGGCATGGCGCAATCAAGAGGAAACAGAGCCGGCTGGTATTGATTACGCTTTCGGCTATCGTGAGGCGTACAACCCAAACATGAAACGCTGGTTTTGCGAGGATACAACTACCTCAGCATTGATGCGCGTAATGGCATTGGTTATGGGTGGCACAGAAAAAGCCACAAAAGAAACCATGGAGCAAGTCAAAGTCAATGATGCAACAAAACCGGTAGAGCATGATTACTGGACAACCAAATTTGGTGACATTCCCAGCTACAAGACAGCGGCAGAAGCCGAGCAAGCCGGTATTCCATCACTCGGATCATCGATGGATGAGATTGCCAAGCAATTGGGTGGAGAGCTCATACAAGAGGCACCACAATGCCGACATGGGCATCGCGTATGGCGCACAGGCACATCAGCCAAGACGGGCAAGGATTGGGCCAACTATTCATGTGTAGGCAAAAAGCCCGATCAATGTGATCCGCTTTGGTATGTGTTCACAAGTGATGGCACATGGAAACCACAAGTATGAGCGACTTTATGGAAATCCTCAATCCACAAACCATGACCGGGCGATTGTACTTTCAAGGTGAGGTGCTGGATGAGTACAAAATTGAGCAATGCGACAAATGCTCAAAACTTGTAAAGCTTGATTCATTTGGCTATCAAAAAGGATATGACCAGCACGAAAAGGTCATTTGGTTTTGTGGTGATTGCCGATGATCGACCGCATCGAGGAAGTGCAATGCATGATTGCAGCCATTTCTCATTGCCATGATCGAAGTGCTGATCACAGCTCACGCATCGTGCGCAACCTTTCATGGTTTGAGTATGTAGCCCAAAACGCTGAATCCATGGTGTCTGAGTGGGTTGTGGCAAAACGATTGGGTTATGACTACACACCCGGCATGACATGGGATAAAGAAAAAGCTGATGTGGGTGAGCACATTGAAGTCAAATGGTCTCCCAATGCACACTCAAACCTGTGGATTCAGGAATCAGATCGCCATGATCGTGACATTGCCGTGCTGGTTACAGGCAACTCACCAAAAATGCACATCGTTGGCTGGATTCCGGTGGCCGTGGCAAAGAAACCACGCTATCGAAACGCATCACAAAACAATTGGAGCGTGCCACAAATCAACCTTCAACCAATCGAAACCTTGATGCGGAGCAATTATGCACATCCTTCAATTTGATTGTTCAATCTGTTCAAAGCTATATGGAAAGCCAAAGCAACGCCATGGACTCAAGAAAGGTGCAGAGCTGACAGAGCATGAGTGGTTTGCACAATGCATGAGCTGTGGCACATTTGGCATTAAGATCGTTGATGATGCACGGATTGATGAGATGTCATTGTGAATAAGTTATCCACAGGCATCATCCACAGGCTGTGCGCAACGCCCAACAGCACGCTCAATGTTGCAATGTATTTGCGTGGTTCGGTACGCTCCATGCTCGTGGGCGAGCCGCTGAGGCGGATAGCTCGCAAGCGATGCTTGGTGCTATTGGCCGGGCTATGTCTTGTCAGCACAACACCGGCATTGGCCACACAAGATGCAACAAAGAAAGCATCAATCAATTCATTGAAGCTATATGCACACTCAAGAATTGTTGATTGGCAAGAAATGAAATGCTTTGACATCCTCATTACAAAGGAAAGCAATTGGCGTGTGGAGGCAATCAATCCCAATGGCAATCACTTTGGCTTAGGCCAAATGCGCAACACCAAGTATCGAAACCTCGATGGCTTTCGCATGATTGACTGGACTCTCCGATACATCGACCACAGGTATCAAGGCAAGATTTGCAATGGTGCTTTGGCTCATTGGCGAAAGCATGGGTGGCATTGATGTCAAGAGCTTGGAAAGGTGGGAGCACAAGCCGTTGGCGTAAGATTAGAGAAGCTGTGCTCAAGCGTGATGGATGCTGCCAGATGTGTGGGCAATCCGAAGGCCAAATGCACATTGATCATGTGATTCCCAAGAGATTGGGTGGAGGCGATGAAATCTGGAATTTGAGGCAATTGTGCCAAAAGTGCCTGACCAATAGTGGTTTTTGCATTTTCCAATTGAGCTGTAAGGATGCGTGTTTTGTTGGCTAGGCCATCGCTCGTGCGCTCAAAATCGCCTTGTGCAGCTGATGTCTGTTGATAAATTAAAGCTTGAGCTGCCAACACCTTTTGCTGTGGTGTCAACGCATTTTTGGTAGTGCTGATGATTCCCAATTCCAAAGCCGCTTGGCGCAATGAGGCATCATCGAGCAAAACGCCATAAGCTCTTAAAGGCTCGGCCTCACCGCGTAAAGCTGATCCAATTGCATTGATTGCTTGCTCTGGTGATGTGTTGTTAAAAGAGGCCAAATCTGATGACAATTTTACAAAGTCGATTGAAAATTTGCTGAGATTCTCACCGCTTAAGCCGGCTGATTTTCCAAATGTGGCAAATGTAGCTGCGGCATCCAATGCCTGTTGCTTTGTCTGGCCTAACGATGCGGCCGCACCATCGGCAAATTTTTCGATGTCTTTGGCTGACTTACCAAACAAAACATTGACTTTTGAAATTGTCTCGCCCAAATCGCTTGCAGCTTTGACAGCATCGACACCAATTTTGATTGCCATGGCACCAGCTGCGGCAGCAACAGCTGCAAAAGCCACCGCCGCTTTCTTGCTAAAATCACCAATTTTGCCGGCGAAACCATCGACATCTTTTGAGCCTACATTGAGGCTTTGCTTGAGCTTATCTACATCAGCAAGAATCGAAAGCTTGAGTGTTCTTGATTGACCGGCCATCACCACTCCTTCAAAATCTTAGTAAATGCATTTTCCCATTGAGAGATGATGTGAGGCTGTTCGGCGCGCAATGTTGGATAGATAAAATATCCAAATGATCCAATGCCGCCCGGAGCTTTGCCAGACCAAATTGGAAATTGCCTGAATTTCTGTGAGCCGAATTCGTAACCGCCCCAAAGCTGTTGTGTGGTGCCGCCGCCGCTAAATTTTTGAGATACAAAGCCGTAGCTAATCTCACCAATCTTCGATGATTTACTTACGCGCGATCCTTGAGCAATGCGAATTGCCGCCTTATTTGGGCGGCCACTAGCTGCGGCTGTCACTTTTGATTGCAGATAAGTGGCCAAGCCATTTGAAACGCCTTTGGCCTCAGAAACAGCTTGCTCATCCATGGCTTTAAAAGCCTTGATGATTCCGCGCAAATCACTCTTGTCGTAAGTGATTGGTTCAGTTGCCATTTTTGATCCTCAGTATCTCAAAAGCGGTTAAAACATCCTCTGGTGTTTGAAACTCTGATCGTGACAATCCGGTATGGATAGCCAATTCCCAAATGATCCGGTTTAAACTTCCCGGCTCGTAGCTTTTGGGTTTTCGGATTCTCCCATGCTGATGTCAGTCACAGTTTCGCACCACACTTCAAAAGGCTTGACAGTCTTTCCGGCTGCCTCGCGCTTCATCGCGTGATAAGCCAAAAACATCAAATCAGCAATGCCTAATTTCTCAGATACTTGCTGAATTGTGTTTCCGCTTTGGCGTTCCCATTTCATCCACTCCGGTGGGAGCGCAGTATAAGTTGCGCTCTCCCCGGATGTGAACTCAATTGTGATTGGTAGTTTCATGCTCCCGATTTCCTTTCGTTATGCCAACGCTGGTGTTGTCACACAAGTGAAGGTCATTGATACTGTCTGTGCATCTGGTGCTGTGCCTCCAGCTGATGGGAAAATTGGTTGCACAGTAAAATTGAAAGTGCTGCCCGGCTCTGTCTCAAGGATTACCGCCAAAGGTGTGTTTGGTGATGATTCGGCTTGATTCCAAAGCATTTCGCACAATGATGAAGCAACGCCCCAATCAGCCAACATTTCAACGGCAAATGAGCCTTGAGTGTCGGTTGTGTAATACGCCTTGCCATCTAGTGTTTGGTATGTGTTGATCGTTGAATCAACAGTAAGAATTGCAGATGTTGCTTGTGCATCAAAAGTATCCCCATCGATGCTGAAGCTCACATTTCTGCCGGTGATGATTGTTGTTGGCATTTTGTCTCCTATTGGTTGTAGTAGGTGGATACTTGGAGATCGGCCGTGAGGTACTTTCCGGCACCGACTTCCAAAGGTTGAGGTTGATTCACATTTCCGACTTCGTAACCATTTGGCATTGCTGCAATGATTGAGATCATCAATGTTTCGAGATTGTCTAAAGCTGCGGCATTGTTGGCATAACCAACCACACCAGTCACAGTCAAATTGACCTTGACCTTTGTAGTGTTTTTGCCGATCAAAACGCTTTCCAAATAAGGTGCATCCGGGATCAAGCAAATCGATGGGCTAGTCATTGTCTCTGGTATGCCGTTGTACACATTGGCTGCGATGGATGACAAAGCTGTTTTGAGTGGTGTGCGAATCGCTGATTCGATGCTCATTGGCACATCGTTTCAACATCCAAAAATGGGCCAAGCAAGCCAATCACTCTGTTGCTCAAGCTGCGGCCAAGAATAAATGGTGACGGCTGGAAATTGTCTGACATGATTTGGTTGCCGGGAGCTGTGATGCTCTGGAAAATTTCAACCGCCACAACCAAGATTGCATTTTCAATTGGTGGTGTCGATGCGTACAGCTGCGCTGCCGATGATCCACTCAATGTCGCTGTTGCCGCTGGGATAAACGGCAATGGGTAATCACGATTAGCCGCGTTTGTCGCAGCTGTAAAAGTATAAGGCTCAATACGATCATCGGTGACTGTGTAAGTCGCGCTGTAAGTTCCGGCCCCGGTAACAACAACAGATTGACCCGGCACAAAGTAATTTGGCCGCATTGTGGTGAAATAAATGACGGATTCATCCACATTGGCAAAAGTCACCGATG